TAATATTACAAATTTTAAAATAGTAATCATGGCTAAATAAGTTAGATAACAAATAGACTATGGTAATAGACCTGAAAGAATGGATCCAAATTTGGAACGAAAATTAAGCGATCCTGAAGGTTTGTATGGTAAAAATCCTGCAATGAAAAAAGGTCCTGCAGATGTTGAGAGACTGGTTAGTGCAAGATTTAAAAAAGTTGCGGATAAGTTAAAGCAGTCTGCAAGAATTCAAGACCTAAGTCCTCGTGTAGTACAATCGATTTATACTCAAATGATGTCAAGAATTCCTTACATAATGCAAATTGAAGCTGCAAATAAAGAAGAACTTGAACAATTAGCGATTAATGCATCTTTAGAAGAAACTGAAATACCTGAAGGTTGGGTTGATATCCAAGCTAATTTAGGTGCGGCAATTGATGTTTCTAATTTTAGATACGAGCCAGAGCCAAAAAAAGAAGAAGACGAAGAAGAGAAGAAAGAAAAATTATCATTCCAATCGTTTGAAATTGAGGATCTAACAGATGAAGAACAATTAGAATTAGAAAAACATAAAAGAAATATTATAAATGCGATTATACAAGGTGCTGCGAAAAGAGGACATTACATTTTTCAAAAACCAAGTGTAAAAAGAGCGTTAGATAGAATTAATCCTGAATTATTCCCTCTTTATCTTACGATAATGGCAGTAAATGATTACATGTATTTTACTCAAGAACAAATGATTGAAATGATGAGTCAAACAGGTCAAGGAGTTGCTGGTAAGGTTGAATTAGATCCTGACGATGAAGAAGAAGGAGATGAGGGTGAAGAAGGAGGAGAAGAAGAAAGTGATACAGTGATTAAAGCTGAAGGATTAATATTCCCAATTTTATGTCATGAAATTATAAAAGGTATTGAAGAATCAAAAGGAAGACACGGATTACCAAAAGACTCTGAAATGCGTCAAAAAGTACAAGGACAAGTTGATACTTTAGCTAATGAGCCGATGCAACTTAGAATAGGTCCTGAAATTGTTGAAAAAATTAGAAATTCTTTACCTGACCCAATGTTTGATGATGATAACAAGGGTTTAATAAACTGGTTCCACATCTTGTTATACCAAATTGATGCAACAGAATTTTTAGAGATTATTGGTAATGCAATATCCGATGATAATTCTAAAAACAAAAAAGCGACTCAAAGATTTGAAGAAATAATGAAGGAAGCGATGCAAATGAAAAACGAGTTTGAAAATTATCAAGAAGAAAACGACATAGATCCTAATGATGGAAATGACGATGATGATGATGATGATTATAACCCAGAAGGATTTGACGATTTCTTAGGACAATTCGGTATATCGAGACCTAAATAAGTCTCTGTGACAAAAGAACAATTAATAATTGAAGCGACTAAGTGTATGAAAAATACACCGTACGCCATGAGGACATACCTTCAAACGTTTGATAATACGGTGAAGAGGTATGTCCCTTTAGATTTATTCCCCGACCAAATTACACTGGTTGAAGATTACGACAACCATAACGAAAATATTGCTCTGAAATACAGACAGGCAGGTGTGTCTACTGTGACTGCTGCTTGGGCATCAAAAAGACTTGTTTTTGCAAAAAAGAATAATCCGGAAAAAGTTCTAATCATTGCAAATAAACTTGATACTGCAGTAGAATTTGCAAACAAAGTTAGATCATTTACAGAACAGTGGCCTCAATGGGTTGGTGCTGGATTTTCTCCTGATAAAAATGCCGCTCGACATTTCAAACTTATAAATGGTTGTGAAGTTAAGGCCGTTGCAACTTCAAAGGATGCCTTACGTGGATATACTCCAACAATATTAATTTTTGATGAAGCCGCCTACATTGAAGCCGATGATGACTTTTGGGCTGCCTGTATGGCCTCACTATCTACGGGTGGTAAGGTTATTGTAATTTCTACTCCAAATGGATATGATCCAATTTATTATGAAATCTACGATCAAGCTCTCAGGAAAATGAATACATTCAACATTACTGAGATGTTTTGGTTTAAAGATCCAAGATATAACAAAGATTTACAGATGATTAAAACTGAAGATCTTGTTGAATATCTTTTAAATCGAGAAAATTACCCTGACACAGAGATAGTTGACCTTACAGTTGAAAACCCATACGAGAGAGATTACACGATTGTAAGTGAATATTTGTCTAAAGGATTTAAACCTTACTCGACATGGTTTGAGGGAATGGTTAAAAAACTTAAGTATGACAAGAGGAAAGTTGCCCAAGAATTGGAATGTAATTTCTTAGGTTCGGGTGATAACGTATTTGATGCCAATCAATTAATGAGAATTAAAGAAAATGACATCAAAGAACCAGATGGCAAGATGATGGCCGGTAATTTATGGATATGGAAAGAACCTGTATTAACACACAAGTATATCATGGGTATTGACGTATCCAGAGGTGATTCAGAGGACTTCTCATGTATTGTGATAATAGACTTCGATGAAAGAGAACAAGTGTTTGAGTACGTCGGAAAATTACCACCAGACACATTGGCAGAAATTGCGTTTAAGTGGGGTAATATGTATAACGCCTTTGGTGTTACGGATTTAACTGGAGGAATGGGAGTTGCCACTGCAAGAAAATTACAGGAATTAGGTTACAAAAATTTATATGTTGAAGGTATTACTGATAAGAACAAATATAAGTGGGACCCTAAAAGAGATGAGAAAATTCCAGGTATTAACTTTAATAATAAACGTGTCCAAATTATTGCAGCATTCGAAGAGGCTTTAAGACACGACTTTAAAATTAGATCTTCAAGGTTATTGAATGAGATGGGGAAATTCATATATGTTCACGGTAGACCAGATCACCAAAAAGGACATCATGATGATTTGATCATGGCTATATCTATGGCGATTTATGTTGGGGACACCTCATTTCAAAGTTTATCTAAAGTTGTTAGCCAAACAAAAGTTATGATTGATTCATGGCACACAACTGTGCACGACAATAGAAATAGATCTGACTTTTTTAATCCTATGATTCCTGCGGGTGGAACAAATAGCGGTAGATACCCTTCAGAAGCGTCAAAAAGCGATTATGAAAAGTATTTATGGTTATTCGGGAAGTAATCTATTTAATATTTCCACGAAACAAATAGAATTATAACATGAGTGAAAAAAACCTAACGGTCTGGCAGAGACTATCCCAAGCTTTTGGTCCCAATTCTCTTTTAAATCAAGACTATCCTACTCTTAAGTTTGATAAGAAAGAATTATTAAGAACACAAGACAAAGAACAATATGAGCGTGAAAAACTTCAGGCCCAACAAACATTTTATCTGTCCAACCAATGGGCCAAGGTGGAGAATAATATGTATTCTCAAGCGGTTTACTATGAACCAACAAGACTTGCATCAGTTTATGATTATGAGTCAATGGAGTATACTCCTGAAATTTCTGCAGCATTAGACATCTACGCTGAAGAATCTACAACAACAAACGAAGATGGATTTATATTACAAATTTATTCTGAATCAAAAAGAATAAAGGGTGTATTAGCCGATTTATTTAACAATACGATGGATGTTAATACTAACTTAGCAATGTGGACAAGAAACACATGTAAGTATGGTGATAACTTTGTGTATCTTAAATTAGATCCTGAAAAGGGTGTTGTTGGTGTACAACAATTACCAAATATTGAAATTGAAAGGGTTGAGTCAGGTATGCACGAAAGAAGAGCTCAATCTATTGAAAATCCAACAGAACATAAGGCTCTCCATTTCACTTGGAAGAATAAAAATATGGAGTTTCAATCATGGGAAATTGCTCACTTTAGATTATTAGGTGATGACAGAAAACTTCCTTATGGTACATCTATGTTAGAAAAGGCAAGAAGAATTTGGAAACAATTATTATTATCCGAAGATGCGATGTTGATCTATAGAACTTCAAGAGCACCTGAAAGAAGAATTTTTAAAGTATTCGTTGGTAATATGGAAGATGCCGATGTTGAAGCTTACGTACAACGTGTTGCGAACAAATTTAAAAGAGATCAAGTTGTTGATCAAAAGACTGGTAATGTGGATATGAGATTTAATCAGATGGCGGTTGACCAAGATTATTTTGTTCCTGTTAGAGATCCGGCAGCACCAAGTCCAATTGATACTTTACCTGGAGCTCAAAACCTAGCAGAAATTGCGGATATTGAATATATTCAAAAGAAACTTTTAACCGCACTTCGTGTACCTAAAGCCTTTTTAGGATTTGAAGAAGTTGTTGGGGACGGTAAAAACTTGGCATTACAAGATATTAGATTCGCCAGAACTATTAATAGAATTCAAAAAAGTATGTTAGCTGAACTTAATAAAGTTGCTATCATCCATTTATTTTTATTAGGGTTTGAAGAAGAAATTCAAAACTTTACACTCGGATTAACAAATCCTTCTACTCAGGCAGATTTATTAAAAATCGATGTTTGGAAAGAAAAAGTATTACTATACAAAGACGCAGTTTCAGACCCTGGAAATGGTATACAACCTGTATCCTCTACTTGGGCTAAAAAACATATTCTTGGATTTTCTGATGAAGAAATTAAAGTTGATTTACAACAACAAAGAATTGAGAAAGCTGTTGGTGAAGAACTTAAGAACACACCTGCAGTTATTCAAAAGACAGGAATATTCGATAATATAGACAAATT